GAATTCTCGGCGATGCCGCTCGACGGCGGCGTCCTCGCGCCGCATACCGACCTGGCCTCGAAAGTCGTCACGCTCGTCGTGTCGATGATCGCGGCGGATCCGGACGCCGAGACCGCGATCGGAGGCGGTACGGCGGTGCTCCGGCCGCGCGATGGGTACATGCGGCTCGAGGACTACAAAGCGCCGCTCGAGGCCTTCGACCGGGTGGAGCTCCTGCCGTACCTCGCGAACCAGGCGGTCGTCTTCGTGAAGACCTTCAACAGCTGGCACAGCGTGGGGCCCATGACGGGCGGGCCCGGGATGCGCCAGACCATCACCATCAACATCGAGAGGCGGACCTCCTAGCTATGGCCACGATCAAATGGGGCACGAGTCCGACCAGCCGCGGCACCGTGCTCACGACCGAGCTGAACTCGCTCGCGAATGCCGGCTACTGCGGGGTCGGGCCCGCGTTCGATAACACGTCGAATCTCGACCGGTGGGGCTGGCTGGAATTTCTCGGCGGCGGCTCGATTACGCCGACCGCCGGCGCGACCATCTCGGTCTTCCTGGTGCACTCGCTCGACGGCACCAACTACGACGATGCGGCGAGCGCCACCAATCCGGCGACGCATCAACTGGTGGCCGTGCTGTCGATTCAGACCGGCGCGCATACGGTGCGGGCCAACACGCTGTTCCCGTTTCCCTTGCCCCCGGGCAAATTCAAATTCGTGTTGAAGAACAACACCGGCGTGACGCTGACGGCGACGACCAACACGCTGACGCTCTTCACCAGCAACGAGGCGGTCGCCTAGATGTCGGTGGGCCAGCTCACCGAAGCCGCCGCCATCGCGGTCACCGCACCAAAGCTGAAGATCGCCGCCGCGTCCACGGCGCTGCCGAATCCGAACCGGTTCACGATGATGTGTTGGGCGCAGTACACCGGCGTCGAGGTCGTCGGCTATAGCGACCTGATGACGATCCGCGCGCCAGGCGAAGTCCTCGGCTGCGCCTCCCACGGCGTCGCCGGCACCCGCCGCTTTTCCCTCGGCGACGAGTCGTCCGATCTCGATGGCACCAGGCCGATCCCGGTCAACGAGTGGCATCACTTCACGATGACCGCGGAAGACGCGGTGGGAACGGTCGTGCGGTGTCTGGGCTACCTCGATGGCGTTCAGGAATGCTCGGGCACGCTCGTCCCGCCCGTCACGCCTGACTTTGTCCAGCTCTACAACTCGCGGGAATCCAACGACGACGGCGCCGGGGTGTATGTCGGCAATGTCTGCGGCCTGAAAATCTGGACCGATGTGGCGCTCAGCCCGTCGGAAATTCGCCGCGAGATGTGGACCTACATGGCGCAGCGGAAAGCGGGCTTGTGGGCGTGCTCGCCGATGATCAGCGTCGATCAGCGCACGCACAATTACGGCGGGTCGGCGGGGATCGACTGGACGACGCAGAGCGTGTATTTCGAGATTGGGAAGGTCGGGGTCGTGCAGAGCGAACCGGCGGGCGTGGCCTGGGACGCGCGTCCCTCGGCCGCCGCGTCGACGCCGCCGCGGCGCTGGATTCTGGGGAGCCATTGATGAAGATTCGCACTGGCGACCTGACGTTCGTGTGCGAGGACCCCTACGAAGTGGCGCGTGCGGAGTCGCTCTACACGAAAGAACCCGGGACGATTGCGTGGCTGCGCGCGACGCTGCGGCCGGGCGATGTGTTCTACGACATCGGCGCGAATATCGGCTGCTACAGCCTGGTGGCCGCGCGCCTGGTCGGCCTGACGGGGCGCGTCTACGCGTTCGAGCCGCACGTCTTCAACGCGGCCGCGCTGCTCCGGAACATCCGCGCCAACGATCTGGCGGCGGTCATCAGCGTGGTCACGACGCCGCTCGACGACGTCAGTACCGTGCGGCAGTTCCATTACACCTCGCTGCGGCCGGGATCGTCGGGGCATCAGCTCGGCCACACGGTCAGCGAAACCGGCAGGCCGTTCACGCCGGCGATCTCGGTGTTCGCGCAGAGCCTGCGTCTCGACGACCTCCAAGGTCTGCGCCCCCCGACCGTCGTGAAGATCGATGTCGATGGGCTCGAGTTGGCGATTCTGCGTGGGATGGCCTGGCCGTGGCCGCGCTCGCTCCAGGTCGAGGTGCATGCGAAGGACCGCCACGCGATCGCCGCCTATCTCGCCGGCCAGGGCTACACGGTCAGCGGTCGGCACTACACGCAGCTCGGGCAGCAGGCCGTCGATCGGGGCGCGGATCCGGACAGTGTCACCGACAACGCGATCTTCAGCCAGGGGGTCGCATGAAGGCGCCCGCGCTGCGCATTTTCATCGGCTACGACTCGAAAGAGCCGAGCGCGTACGCCGTGCTGTCGCACTCGATCCTGAGCCGCGCCTCGGTGCCGGTCGCGATCATCCCGCTCGCCTTGCCGGGCCTCGCCCGGATCTACACGCGCGAGCGCGGCCCGACGGAAACGACCGAGTTCTCCCTGACGCGGTTCCTCGTCCCCTACCTCTCCGGCTACGAGGGGTACGCGGTGTTCATGGACTCCGACATGTTGGCGCGCGTCGACGTCGGCGACCTGTGGCTGTACGTGCTCGCCGATCCCGGAAAAGCCGTCTACGTCTGCCCCCACGACTACGAACCCCAGGCCGGCGCGAAGTTCCTCGGCCAGGCGCAGACCTCCTATCCACGGAAGAACTGGTCGAGCTTCATGGTGTTCGACAACGCGAAATGTCGGGCACTGTCGCCGGAGTACGTGAACACGGCGACGGGCCTGCAGCTCCATCGCTTCCAGTGGACGACGGACGCGCAAATCGGGCATTTGCCGCTCGATTTCAACTGGCTGGTCGGCGAGTACGCGCACAACGACACCGCGCGCATCCTGCACTACACGCGCGGCGGGCCGTGGTTTCCCAGTGCCGAACCGGTCGATCACGCCAGTGACTGGTGGACCGCGTACGAAGCGGCGGTGCTCACCTAATGGGCGGGATCTATCCCGGCGGCGGCTACTGCGGGCAATACAGCGCCGGCGGGGAACCTCCGGCGCCGCCGTCGGGCCCGTATGCCGCGCTGGACCTCACGGGCACCTACGTGCAGGCGCTGCCGGTCACCGGGACCGTCGTCACCACGCAGGCGCTGACAGGAACGGTGGATGGCTAAAGAGACGGCAATCACGGGTGACGATGCGCTGTTCCAGGGCACGGATTTCACCTATCCGTTCACCATTTTGAACGGGGCCGAAGCGGCGGCGATCGACATCACCGGCTGGGCCTTGTCCTGGTTGGTGAAGCGCTACCGGAGTGATGCCGATGCCGCCGCCCTGATCACCAAGACCATCGGGTCGGGCATCGTGATCTCGGGCGCCTTCCATAGCGTGCCGGCCACCAATACGCAGATCGCCACCGTCACGGTCGAGGACGCCGACACGATCGCCGTGCCGAGCGGCCTCTTTCACTACGAGCTCAAACGCACGGACGCGGGGTTCGAAACGGTCCTCGCGTTCGGCCCGTTTCAGTTGCGCCAAGGGGTCCATCGATGATCGGCCCGCTGCACCGTCGCGCGAGCGATCGCGTCGTCGGCGTGCCGTCGGGCCCGGCCTTCGACGCGCTCACCTCGCATGAGCGGATGGCGATTCAAGAGCAGCTCGCCCTGCGCTATCTCGGCCAGGTGGCCCGCCGCGAGTGGGACCGGGACTTCGCGCGCGATCCGATCACGAAGGCGGTCTCGCGCCGGCCGGTCGCGATCACGCTGCACGGCACGCGGCCGCACCGGCGCCTGATCGGCTCGCCGGCGTCACTGCGGGCCCTGACCCCGAGGTCGGCATGACCAGGCTCTACTGCAAAGCCTGCGGCCGCGAGAAGGATCCGGCCGTGGAGCGTGGCTACGAGTGGCTGCCGTGCCGGTGCGGGAACCGGAGTTGGTTGACGGAGCGACCGGCGGTCGTCCTGCCGCTGCGCGAGGCGCCGGTGATCGTCGAGGCGCGCGAGCCCCTGACGCCCTACGTGCTGACCCGCAACGATCGGGTGTTCCTGCGGACGTTCTGCATCGATCCCGAAGTGAGGGCGTGATGGCATCCATCAGCACGATCACAGTGACAGTCGACACCCGCGAACTCGAGAACGCCCTGCGTCGCATCGAAGCGGCGTACCAGACGCATGCAGTGTGGCTGGCGGCGCCGCCTCCCGTGCCGCAGGGGATGGGGACCGCGATCGCCGCGGGGTTGATGCTCGCCGGCAGTCAGACGCGCACGGTTACGCGGCGGGAGTTGCTCAGTTTCGGATTCTTGAAAGGGAAGCGCTGAGATGGAACGACGTGGCTTTCTGAAAGGCGTCTTCGGCGGCATCACCGCAGCCGGACTCATTGTGGCGGCGAAGCCCGACGAGATCGCGGCCTTTGCCTCGCCCCTAGTGAAGGATGCGCCCATGGTGCTCGATGCCGCACCGCTGCCCAGCACGATGCCTTCCGCAGGCGAGCATCTGTACAACGCCCGCGGCGAACTCGTCGCCATGGTCAGTGCCATCCACTATACGAGGGACGCGATCGAGACCACGCGGGCCTCCGACACGTACCGCCAGTACGTCCAAGGTCTCCCCCAGATTCACATCGAAGCGATCGGGGTCGGCACACTCGTGCGTACGCACGCGGGATTCCCGGAACTCCGCGGGACACGTTGATGTGGATCCTCGAGAACCCCGACGCTCCGCCTATCAGCGGGGGTACACCAAACAGTGGGCCACGTACTCCACTGGCTGGAGGTACGCCCATCCCCTGTGTGGCGAGCGCCTCGATGGGCAACTGCATGGCGAACACAGTCGCTGTGCGCGAGAGCAGCGCGTCGTCGTGGCCCGTGTCACCGATCACATCGTGCCCCATCGTGGGGACCAGGTGCTGTTCTGGGATCCGACGAACCATCAGTCGCTCTGTGAGTCCTGCCACAACGCGAAGAGTCGCACCGAACGTGCGTAACCGCGTGGGTGCCTGTGTGCGCGTTGGCACGCGAGTTGGCGCGACCCCAGGGGGGGTCCATTCTCTGCAACTGAGGCAACGGGAAACCGCGCCGGGGGTTCGCGCGCAAAAAATCGATTTCAAAAACGCGGGGCTTTCAAACCGCGGGCCAGCCGAGTCCGCGGTTTGTCGCCTTAAAAGGTACGTCGGCATGTTCCCTACGGGGCGCCGCTGATGGGCGGGAAGGGCAGCGGCGGGCGGCGCGTTGGCTCGGGACGGAAGCGGAAATCCGCCCTGGAACGCGCGATCAGCGGGAATCCAGGCCCTCGCGGGGTGGTGCTGCAGCACCCGAGTGTGCCGCCGGGCTCGACGGCGATCGCGCCGGTGGAGACGTTCGACCCGCCGGCCGACTGGCAGGACACCGAGAAGGACCTCGCGAACCTGACGTCGCAGCTCGCGTTTTTGAAACAGGGCCAGGGGCCAGGGGAACCGAATCCACAGATCGCCGAACTGCAGGCCCAGGTCCTGGAGGTGCGGAGCCGGGCCCAGGCGCTCGTGGTCTGGCACGAGCTCGCGCCGCAGGCCTTCGAAGCGCGGACCCTGACCCCGGCGACGGCCGCCGCGTTCACGATGCTCTGCCGGGCCGTGGTCCAGGAGCGGTCGTTGTCGGCCTCGCCGAGCCAGGTGAACGGGCCCAACCACCGGGGGCTGATGCACCGCGTGTCGACCTGGCTGAAGGACTTCGCGATCGCGCCGTTCGGGAAACCGCTGTATGTCGCGCAGCCGGCGGCCGCGGCGAACCCGCTCGATCGGTTCACGAAGGGCCGCGCGTGAGGACCGCCGCGCTCGATCCGGTGACGCACTACGCGACCGAAGTCGTGGCGCTGCGCATCGTCGCCGGCCGGCTCGTGCGCCTGGCGTGCGCGCGGCACCTGAACGACTTGCGCGACGCCGCGGCGAAGAACTTCGTCTGGAAGCCGGAGGACGCTCAGGAAGCGATCGACTTCTTCCCGGAGTGCCTCACACTTCCCGAGGAAACCGACGTCGACGAGGATGTCGAGGCCCTCGAGGACGTCAGTCCGGAGGGGGGCACGCCGTTCGTGCTGAGCGATTTCCAACAATTCATCGTTGGAAATCTGTTTGGCTGGGCCCAGGTCCATGTCAGCAAGAAGACCGGCGCTCGACGCGAGTCGCAGCGCTTCTCGATCGCGTTCTTCCAAGGCGGCAAAGGCTGCGGCAAGACCCCGCTCGGTGCCGGGATTCTGATCTACATGCTCGTCCGTCGCGGCGTCCGCGGCGCGCAACTCTTCTGCGCCGGGGCGATGAAAGAGCAGGCCCTGATCCCGTTTGCCGATTGCCTGAAGATGGTGCGCGCGTCGGCGGCGCTGCGCGCGCTCATCAAGGAAACGGGGAACAACCTCGCGGTCACCAGCACCGGCTCGTTCATCCGGCCCATCTCCTCCGACAGTCGCAGTCAGTCCGGGAAGCGCGTGCAGGGCGCCGTCATCGAGGAACTCCACGAGCACCCGAACGCCGGCCTGGTGCTGAAGATGCGCGCCGGGATCAAGGGGCGGCCGAACGCGTTGATCTTCATGCCGACCAACACCGGCTTCGATCTGGAGTCGGTCTGCTACCAGTACTACGACTATTCGCGGCAGATCCTCGACGGCCTGGTCGTCAACGAGGCGTGGTTCGCCTTCGTGTGTCAGCTCGACGCGTGCGATCGCTGCCACGCGGCCGGGAAGCTCCAGCCGTCCGACGACTGCGACCGCTGTGACGATTGGAAAACCGAAGGCCCCCACTGGCTGAAAGCCAACCCGAACCTCGGCGTGTCGATTCCCTGGGAATACCTCCGGGGCGAGGTCCGCGTGGCGCTCGCGATCCCCTCGCAGCGGAACATGGTCCGCCGGCTGAATTTCTGCCAGTGGACCGCGCAAAAAGACGTCTGGATTACCACCGAGCAGTGGGCCGCGTGCACGACGACGACGTCGCCGGCGGAGGCGTTTCGCGCCTCGCTCGTCGGCCGCGAGTGCTTTCTCGGCATCGACCTCAGCGACAAAATCGACCTGTCGTCGGTTGTCTGCATCTTTCCACGGCCGCTCGAGCGTGCGTCCGCGGAGGTGCAGGCGACCGACGCCGGCGCCACCCCGGACGACCGGCCGAAGATTGACTGCGCGATCGACGTGCTGCCGTTTTTCTGGATGCCCGAGAAGACGCTCTACACCCGGGCGCAGGAAGACAAGATCCCGTACCCCGACTGGAAAGCCCACGGCTTCGTCACGGCGTGGCCGGGCAGTCTCATCGATCACGACGCGGTCTTCGAATTCATCGTCACCGTGCTCGCGGTCAAGTTCCGGATCCTCGGCATCGGCATCGATGACGCCGGCGCGAGTGGCGTCGTGGGGAAACTCCAACGACAGTTCGGCCACGACGAGAGCGTGCCGGCGGAGCAGCGCTTCGTCTGGCCCGTCGCCCAGGGCTTCCGCAAGTTGTCAGCGCCGTCGAAGTGGCTCGAGGCGCTCGTCATCAGCTCGAACCTCCGGCACGACGGCAACCCGTGCATGGCGTGGAACATCGGGAACATGGGTAAGGAAGAGAACACCTGGCGGGAAATCCGCCCGGTGAAACTCGCGCAGCGCAAGCGGATCGACGGCGGTGTGGCGTTGATTGACGCGATTGCGAAGATGACGGCGACGCCCTTCCGGCCGCCCACCGAACACATTGCGGCGTGGGTCTGAGCACATGGGAGTGATGCGTCAACGTGTCGCCCGCCTCGCGGAGGCGGTCCGGGGCATCTGGTCGGGCCCGCTGATGTCGAGCTCGCCGGAGCTTGCGCGGCTCTGGGGCGCGCCGGCGACGAGTACCGGCATGGGCGTGAACGAAACCACGGCCCTCACGTACTCGGCGTTCTGGGCCTGCGTCAACGCGATCGCGACCGACTGCGCCTCGCTGCCGCTGATCCTCTACAAACGGGCGGAAGGCGGCGGCAAATCGCGCTATGTCGCCTCACGGCTCTACCACCTGCTCCATGACGAGCCCAATCCCGAGATGACGTCGATGACGTTTCGGCAGACGTTGACGGCGCACGCGCTCACGTGGGGCGGCGGCTACGCGGAAATCGAGCGCGACGGCGCGGACCGGCCGCGGGCGCTCTGGCCCCTGACGCCGGATCGGGTGACGCCGGCGCGCACCGCTGGGCAGCAGATCGTCTACCGCATCACGCGGGCGGACGGCGGCTACGACGAGCTGCCGGCGCACAACGTGTTGCACATCCCGGGGCTCGGGTTCGATGGGCTCGTCGGCTATTCCGTGGTCGCGAAAGCACGCGAGTCGATCGGGCTCGGCCTGGCGACGGAGCGCTTCGGCGGGACGTTCTTCGGCAACGGCTCGACCTTCGGCGGCGTGATTTCGCTCGGCCCCGGCGAGCAGTTGACGGAGCAGGCCAAGAAGAATTTCCGGGAGATGAACGACGCGACCCACAACGGCGTCGACCGCGCGCACAAGTTCCTCCTGCTGGCGAACCAGGCCAAGTACGAACGGCTCGGGATTCCGCCCGAGGACGCGCAGTTCCTCGAGACACGCCTCCACCAGGTCGAGGAAATGTGCCGGTGGTTCCGGATGCCGCCGCACAAGATTCAGCACCTGCTGCGCGCGACCAATAACAACATCGAGCACCAGGGCATCGAGTACTACAGCGATACGCTGCGCGCCTGGCTCGTGCGCTGGGAGCAGGAGATCAACCGGAAGTTGATTCCCTCGCTCGAGCGGCGCCAGCAGTTTACCGAGCACCTGATCGAAGGCGTGCAGCGCGGGGATCTCGCGAGTCGGTACGCCGCCTATGCCGTGGGGCGGCAGTGGGGCTGGCTGTCGGTCGACGACATTCGCGAGCGCGAGAACATGAACCCGTTGGCGGATGGCCAGGGGACGACCTACCTCGTGCCGCTGAACATGGTGCCCGCGGATCGGCTGAACGACGTGATCGACAAGCAAGTCGAACCGACGCCGGCGCCGATCGCCCCCGTCGTGCCGGCGGCCGACGACGACCCCACCGGCCGGGCCCTCGAGGCGATTCAGGCGGCCCTCGTCGCCGCGGAAGCGCGCGTGCAGAGCCATCTGGCGGCCGCGGCCGCGGCCGACGCCCGGGCGCTGACCTTGGAAGGAACCGCCGAGCAGCACGAGACGGACGCCACGATCCAGCGCGATGCCGCGGCGGCCGCGCAACAGGAGGTGTCGAGGCTCCAGGCGCTCAATCTGGAGGCCCAGGAGCGTTCAATTCGTGAACAGGCCGACCGGGACGGGCTGAAAGCGGCACTCGAAGCCCAGGCGGCGAGCCACCTCGAGGCGCTCGCGATCGTGACCCAGGCGGTCACGGCGGCGGACGCGGAGGTCCTCCGGATACAGGGGGATGTGGCGATTTCGCAACAGGCGGTCCTCGACGCGCAGGCGCGGGCCGCCGTGCTCGAACAAGAGGCCGCGGCCGAGCGGGCAAGTGCCGGCGTGGCCCTCGAGGGGACGAGCGCGGCGCAGCAGGAACGGGACCGGGTCCAGGCGGAGCTCGGGCCCGCCCGCGAGGCCCAGCGCCTGGCGGAGCTGGCGCTCGAGCAGGCGACCAGCCAGCTCACCGACGCGGAGGGGCGCGCCGCGGTGGAACGGGCCGCGCTCGAGCACCAGGTGGCCGACGAACGAGCGAGCGCCGCCGCCGCGCTCTCGACCGCCGATCAAGTCCGGTTCCACCTCACCGCCGCGGTCGAGACGCACCAGGCGGCCCTCGTCGAGGCGCAGCTCGCGCTCGCCAGCAGCGAGGCGCGCGAGAAGAAAGACCACGAGTGGCGAGAGACCTTGAGTGAAACGGCCGAACTCCTTACCACGCACCTCGAGACGCATAAAAAGCGTCTTGCTGACGTCAGCGTCGCCGTCCGGGCCGCCGTCGTGGATCGCCTGGCGTGGATGGTCGAGCACGAATCGGACCGCGCCCGCGCGAAGCAGGGCTCGCCCGAGAAGCTCCGCAAGTGGGTCGACGACTTCTACACGGGCGACTTCAGCGATCGCTGCCGCACGATTCTGCGGCCCAGCGTGAAAGCGTGGGTCGTCTGCATGAACCATCCGGAACCGGTCGAGCACCTGCTCGATCTCTTGATTGCCCAGCACGTGGAGCAGTCGGTGCGGCAGCTGCGCGCGGTGGCGAACGAGCACGACGTCGAGACGCTGCCGGCGGCGCTCGAGAAAGTCCTGCGGCGGTGGGAAGCCAGTCGCGCGGACACCTTGGCGGATCGGATTCTGAAAGAGGCGGCGTAATGGACACCTGGTGAACGAGGCGGAGATTGTCACGGCGGCCTTGCGGGTGCGACTCGCGCGCGTGGTGCTCGACGAGGCGGCCGACGCCGAGCGGGTCGCGAGTCAGCAGCATCAACGGCTGGAGCACGCCGTACGGGTGGCGCTCGAGGCCTTGCTGGCGGCGGAGAAGGCGTTAGTGGTCGCGGCGAAAGGGCAGAGGAGTCTGACATGAACGATCTAGAACGGCGATTCGTCCCCGGCGAGATCCGGGCGGATGTGGATACGAGCCGGCGGATCAACGGCTACGCGATTGTCTTCAATGCGCTGTCGGTCGACCTGGGGGGGTTCCGCGAAATCATCAAACCCGAGGCGGTCAACCGGACGCTCGAGGAAGCCCTCGATGTGCGCGCCCTGGTCGACCACAAATCGAGCAAGGTGATCGGCCGCACGCGCGCCGGCACGCTGGCGCTCCGGAAAGATCGCAAGGGGCTGCACGTCGACATCGACACCGCAGATACCACGTCGGGGCGCGATGTGCTGGTCTCGGTCCGCCGTGGCGACATCTCCGGCATGTCCTTCGCCTTCCGCGTCCTCACCGACGAATGGCGCATGGAAGACGGCGAGGCGATCCGGGACGTCTTCGACATGACGATCTCCGAAGTCAGCATCGTCAGCTTCCCGGCCTATCAGCAGACGTCGGTCGAGGTCGCGCAGCGATCGCTCCGGGCCTTTCGCGAGGTGACTCATGGGAAGTCGATCGCCTGGCTGCGGATGGTGCATCAGACCCGGATGGCGGGCTGAATGTACGACAAGCACCTCGCGATGCAGCGGGCGATGTCCTCCACCGGTGGCGGGCCGTGGCCCGAAGGGTACATGCACACCACGGCCGGTAGCGGGGTCATCGACTTCTCGCGGCTGATCGACGCTCGGGTGAAATGCGTCTACTGCGGCCGTCGCCAAATTCCGGCGAAGTCAGGGAGCTGCTGCGGCTGCGGCGCGAATCTGCCATGAGCTGCCAATGGTGTGGCGAGTCGCACGGCGCCGATCGGTTGTGTCAGCGCGCGCAGCGCGGGATGACGCGGCGGGCGTTCTGCTTTCTGTTCGGCACGGGCGTGGGTGCGGCGGCGCTCGGGATTGCGCCAGAGCCGAAGCGCGAGCAACTCGTGCTCGACGCTTACACATACGGCTCCCGCACCATCAGGGTGTCGCAGGAACTGTTGGCCGATGCCGACGCCCTCAGACACGGGCAGTACTTCTATGGGCCGGCATGGTTGCAGACGGATGCGTCCGGCGTCTGGTCGGCTGTTGGCGACGTGACGCCGTGGGTGAGGGCCCTGAAATGAGGCCCGCCCTCTTCGAGCAGCCGCGCGACAAACTCGCCCACGAGGTCTGGAAAGACATCGTCCTCGCCCAGCAACTCTACGACGCCCAAGACTGGGACGGCGCCTATGCGGTCATCAAACGGTTCTTGAAACGTCGCACCCTGCGCGCGCAGCCGATGACCTACGACGCCCTGGGGAGTTGTGCGCAGTATCAGGGGCGCATGGGGGTCGCGCTCGCGTGCTTCCGCAAAGCGCTGGAAATCGATCCGCACTACGTCGAGGCCCGCAACCGGATCATCATGATTCGGGACGCGCTGCCGGAGACGACCCTCGCGCAAGCGCAACGGGAACGGGACAAATGGTGGGCGGTCCACGGGGCGCCCCTCTACGCCAAGCGCATTCCGCATGAGAACGATCGCGATCCGGACCGGCCGCTCAAGGTGGGCTATGTCTCGGGCGATTTCCAGTTCCATTCGGCGGTGCAAGTCTTTCACCGGATCGTGTTGGAGCACTCGGACCAGGTCATCCCCTATTTCTACTCGACGACGCCGTACCGGGAATGGGACACCATCACGAACGCGTACCGGGTCCGGCCCGGCTGGCGCGACCTCGTCGACTGGCCCGACTCGCTCGTGGCGAACAAGATCCGTGAGGACCAGATCGACATCCTCGTCGACCTCTCGAGTTACACGGCGTGGAATCGGCTGCTCGTGTTCGCGATGAAGCCGGCGCCGATTCAGTTGACCGGCTGGGGCTATGCGACGGGCAACGGCTGGCCCGCGATGGACGGCTTGATCGCCGATCGCTACGTGATTCCCGAAGACCGGCAACACGAGCACGTCGAGAAAATCGTCTACCTGCCGAGCGTCATCGACTACGACGGCACCGCCGGCCTGCCCGACGCCACGCCGTTGCCGTGTCTCACGCAGCGGCCGACCTTCGGAGTCTTTCAGCGCAGCTTGAAGTTGAACGCGGAGGAGATTGGCGTCTGGCGTGAACTCCTCAGGCGATTGCCGGAGAGTCGCTTGCTGATGAAGAGCTATTACTGCCCCAGTCTCATCGAATGGATGCGTGGCCTGTTCGGAGCGCAGTGGGCCCAAGTCGAGATTCGGGGGATCACCTCCTCGTTCGATCACAAGGTCGCCTACGGCGAGGTGGATCTCTTCTGCGATACCTGGCCGCAGACCGCGGGCGTGAGTGCGTGCGATGCGTTTTGGCAAGGGGTGCCGGGCGTCACGCTGGTCGGCCCGCGCGTGATTCAACGCACGACGGCCAGCTTCTTGACCATCCTCGGCCTCACCGACTTCATTGCCGAGACCCACGAGGACTACATCGAGAAAGCCGTGAGCTGGGTCACGACGCGCAAAGAGGAACTCGCGGCGCTGCGGCCGACGTTGCGCGCGCGGTTCCAGGCGTCACCGATTCATGCGGGGTATGTCGAGGCGGTCGAGGTCGCGTACCGGCAGCTGTGGCGGGACTGGTGCGCGACGCCGCTGTCGATCGCGGACGCGCGGAAGCGGCTGGAACGGGTGCTGGCCGCATGACGCAGGATGAACTCGACGCGCTCCCGATCTACAACGGGCCGCTGTATCAGGGGCCAGACGACCTCCTCATGGTTCAGGATCGCCGTGGTCAGATGTGGATGACCGGGTGGGCGAACGGCGTCCTGTGCAAGAGACGCATGTGACGGTCCCGATGCAACGCCGGTGTTGTGCCTGCACGGAACCGTTTGACGTGCCCGACGTGCCGACCACCATCGAGGCGTATACCTGCGCGGGGTGTCGGCGGCGCCGCCTGCCCCCGGTGCCGGGCTGGGTCGAAGCCTGGGAGCGGTCGTTGAAGATGCAGCGGGCGCTGCGGGCCGACTTCCTGCGGCGGCGCGCGGCCCTCACGATCGTCAGCTGCTAGAGTCCCCAACCGAGGCTGCCGAGGCTGCCGGGCAACCTCGCCGGGCCCGCCGGCGGAAATCCCTGCTACCGTACCGATCGACCTACACAGAGAGCCCTCGCGTGAGTCGACTGGTTCGACGTAGCGCGTGGGCGAGAAGCGAGATGTAGTCCCGCCTGACGGGGCGCATCCACCAACACCGAACTCGAAACCCTTTGAGTTCGTGCGTGGACTGCGCCCGTGCCATGTGTCATCGGCCTGATTCCTCAACGCACGACGAGGACAGCGCCCATGACGAAACCCGAACTCCTGCAGCAGAAGGGCCAGCTCGCGCAGCAGGCCCAGGACATCCTCGACAAAGCCCACGCCGACAACCGCGCGGCCGTGAGCACCGAGGAAGAGACCAAGTTCAACGCGATCCACGCCGACATCGCCCGCATCTCCACGCAGGTGCGGATGCTCGACCAGCAGGAAGACGTCGCACGCGAGCTCGCCGGCGGCACCCGCAAGACCGAGCCGAATCCCCTCGACCCCGATCTGCGCAAGAGCACGTCGCGGTTCTCCCAGGGCGTGCGGGATCGCCAGGACGCGGTCCGGGGCTGGCTCCTGGCGGGCGCCAAGAGTCAACCGGTGCCCGCGCAGTTTGCCGCGGCGGCGCAGCGCTGCGGCCTGGATCTGAACCGGAGCTCGCTCAACATCCGCATGGGGCAGCAGGGGCTGGAGTCCCGGCGTCCCGACGACATCACGCGGTGGGCGCACTTCAACGACGAAGAGCGCGCGATGGCCGGTCCGCAGAACTCGACCAGCGTCGGCGGATTCGCGATCCAGGACGAAGCGATGCGCGAAGTCGAAGTCGCGCTGTTGTCGTACGGCGCGATGCGGCGGGCGGGCTGCACGGTGCTCCGCACGGACGGCGGTGGCCCGTTGCCCATCCCGACCGTCAACGACTCGACCAACGTGGGCGCGCTCATCGGTGAGGGCGTCACGGTCGGCACGCAGGACGTGACGTTCAGCCAGTTGGTGCTCGATGCCTGGAAGTACACCAGCAAGTCGGTGCTGGTCTCGATCGAGCTGATGCAGGACAACTCGGTCAATCTCCCGCAGCTGCTCGGCCGGTTGCTCGGCGAGCGGCTGGGGCGCATCACCAACACGCATTTCACGACCGGCACCGGGACGGGCCAACCGAACGGGGTGGTCACGGCCGCGACCTTCGCGCAGGCGACGACCGGCGCGGCCAACATGACCTCGATCAGTCTGACGAACCTGTTCACGTTGTACCACTCGGTCGATCCCGCGTATCGGGACGTGTCCAAGTGGATGTTCAACGACAACACCCTGATGAAGTTCAAGCTGATGCTGGACTCCCAGGGCAAGCCGCTGTGGCTGCCGGGCCTCGTCGATCGCGCGCCGGACACGCTCCTCGGATCGCCGTACGTGATCAATCAGGACATGGCCACGATGACGGCCACCGCGAAGTCGATCCTGTTCGGTGACTTCAGCAAGTACTGGATCCGCGACGTGCGGGACTTCACGCTCGTGCGCCTCGACGAGCGGTTCGCCGAGTTCCTGCAGGTGGCCTTCCTCGCCTTCATCCGGACGGACGGGGATCTCCTGAACGCAGGCACCGTGCCGATCCGGGGGTACCAGAACTCCACCGCCTAATCGCCCACGCAGGGCGGACAGTGGCGACGCGTCGGGATGGCCCGGCGCGTCGCCTGTTTTTCAGGTGGGGAGGGACTCGTGCCGGCGTCACTACTCGAATTATTCGCGCGCCGCGGCGCCAAGCGCACCACGCGCAACGGCCGCGTCGTGCTCGTCACCGACGGCGATCCGCTCCTGGTCGAGGCCTTCAAGCAGCTGCGCTGGGCCGATCCCTACGAAGCGCCGGAGGAAGCCGCGACGGTCACCGCGCCCGAGCGCGCCGTGCTGCCACGTCCGACAGGGCACCGCGGATGACCGACGTCGCCTGTGAGTGGACGCTCGTGACGGCGCCGGTGCTCTCCGCGCTCAGTGTCGCGCAGGCCAAAGCGCAGGCGCACATCACGCACACGACCGAGGACGCGCTCGTGGACAGCTACATCCAGGCCGCGACCGGGGACGCTGAAGCGTTCATGGCGCGCGGGCTCCTGACGCAGACCTGGAAGCTGTCGCTCGAGGCCTTCGCCGACGTGCTGTGGCTGCCGATGGCGGCGCCGCTGCAAAACGATGCGGCCGCGAATCCGTCGACCGCGCCGATCGTGAAGTACTACGACGTCAACGGGACGCTGCAGACGCTCGCGACGACGGTCTACACGGTGGACACCACGAGCCGGCCGGGCCGGATTGTGCGGGCCCCGAGTCAGACGTGGCCGGCCCTGCAGGGCGATCGACGCTCGGGCAAGGTCGAGATCACCTACGTCGTCGGCTGGACGGCGCCGGAGTTGATCCCCGCACGCATTCAGCAGGGCCTGCGCCTCGCGGTGAGCGCCTGCCACTGTGACCGGGACGGCCTCGAAGAGAACAGCGCCCGCGCGCGCCAGGCGGCCGAAGCGTGCTGGACCGATCGCGTGTTTTGGAAACCGCCGCAGGCGTGCGCATGAGCGCCTGCAGAATCTGCGGCCTGCTGCTGCCGGACCTCGACGTGGCGATCTGTGAGGACTGTCTCGCCAACGGCAATGCCCACGGAGGCTTCGCCATGCTCGACGGCATCGACACGGACGAGATTCTCGAGGGCGGCGGCGACAACCTCGGGGAAGACCAGAGTCTGGTCGGACGGCAGGGCCGCACATGGAACTGTATCAACTCCTCGCGGCGCCACCGGGCGCCTTCGATCGGATCTGGCGTCACGTCGTGACGCCGACCGCGGATCGCGTGGGGGTGCCGGTGCGCGCGGATGTCGCGGCGGGCACGACCGCGCCGGTCGGCGGATGACGCAGGCGGAGCTGAGCCTGGTGCTCGGGCCCATCTGGGAGGCCGCGGACCGCAGCGCGAACGCGCTCGAGCGGATCGCCGCCTGCCTGGAGAGTGAAGGAGACGCGATGCGCGCGGGTCGGTTGAACAAATGGGTGACGCTCTCGCGGTCGCCGCAGTCGACGAACGACAGCGACGGGTTCTTCGATGCCCTCGATCCGCCCGGTGTCTGGGCAGCGATTCGGCCCTCGACGGCCGGCGACGAGCGGACGCTGCTGCACGACGTCGAGATCCGCTACCACCCGCAGGTGACGATCGACACGCGGATTCTCTACGGGACGCGCCAGTTGTTCGTGAAGGGCTGTGTGAACGTGGACGAGGCGAACGTCGCGCTCCGGTTGCAGTGCGAGGAAATCGTCCCGTGAGCCGCATCATCCTGCAGATGAACGGCCTCGACGAGCTCCGCGCGCAGCTGCGGCGGCTGCCGGAGGAGCTCGCCACCGAAGCCGGCGACATCGTGCTCGCGCATGCCGAAGGGGCGCAGCGGGAGATCGTGTCCGGCTATCCGACCGGCCCCGGCAGCAAGAAATTTCCACCAGGCACGCTCAAAGGGCGGGTCTCGATCGAGCGCAATCGATCAAAGGTGACCACGGCGGCGATCATCCGCAGCCGCGCCCCCCACGCGGTCATCTTCGAGCGCGGCACGGTCCGGCGCATGACGGACAAGGGCTACAACCGGGGCCGGATGCCGGAAGCGTCCGACGCCCAACGCATGATCCCGAAGGTCATCCGCTGGCGACGCAAGATGGTCGACGCCCTGATCGAACTCGTGCGGCGCGCCGGGTTCGAGGTCGCGGCATGACGCGGAGCATCTTTGCGCCGAGCCGTCGCGATCGAAAGAAGACGAAGTTCACACGCGCGTTCCTGAACGGCGTCGACGTCACCAAGGATTGTCAGGTGGCAGACGATCGCGCGGGTCGTGTGCTGCTCCTGAAACGCAATCCCGCGGGACGCCATTATCGGGATCCCGCCACCGGGAACGTCGCTCGGGAATGGTTGTGCGGGCGCGTGGAGATTGGCCGCACATGACGCCGACCCTGACCCTTGCGATTCCGACGATCGGCCGCGCCTCACTGCGCGACACGCTCGACTCGATTCGCCGGCAGCAGCTCGTCCCGGGGGACCGCGTGCTCGTGGTCGCGGACAGCTTCGAGCACGGCTACCGGTACGACCTCCAGGAGCTCGTCGAAGGCTACGGGCCGCCCTTCGCGTACCACGAGTTCAACGGCCAGACGCACTTCTACGGCAATCCGCAACTGAACCACGCGATGATGCTGGCGCAAACGGACTACTTCTGCGCGCTCGGCGATGACGACATCTACGTCGATGGCGCGATCGCCCGACTGCGCGCCGCGCTGCGCCCGGGCCAGGCCACGCTCTGCCAGTTCTACTCGCCGCCCTTCGAGACCGGGAAGGGTCTGCGCCGCTTCGTCCTCTGGGATCGACCGGTCCTGCAGGTCGCGCGGATCTCGGGCTGCTGTCTCATCGCGCCGGTCGCCGCCCTCGTGCCGGTCAGCGCCGACCACCGGATCGAAGTCGATTACGAGTGGATTCAGGCGGTCGTCGCGCAGACGGGGCAGCGGCCGCACTGGCTCAAGGACTGTCTCGTGATCGCGCGCCCGCCGGTGCGGCACGGCGTGCCGGTGCACCAGGGCGTCACCGACTGTCGCGGCTGCGGTGAGGTGGGCTACCGCGAGGACCTCGACACCGATCGCCTCTGCGCGGACTGTGCCCCGACCGTGCTGCGCGAATTTCTGGGAGCGAGCGCATGAGCGAGACGCGCCGCTTGCGGCTGCTCGTCGTGCACCCCGGGGCGACCTGGGCCACGGCGGATGTGTTCTGGGGGCTCGTGCACGGGCTGAAGTACCACGACGTCGACGTCGTGCCGTACCGGCTGGATCAGCGCTTCGCGGCGTCGAAAGCGGCGCTCTACTGGCTCTGGCGCACGAAGAAGAAAACCGAACCGACCCTCGCCGAACCGAATGCGGCCGACCTGAGCTATCACGCCAGCATCGGGGCGCTCGAGATGGCGCTCCGGCATCACGTCGACGTCGTCGTGGTCGTCAGCGCGATGCTCCTCCATCCCGACGTGCTGATCATGATGAAAGAGGCCCACCTGAAGGTGGTCGTCCTCTTCACCGAATCGCCGTACGACCATGCCGCGGAAATGCGCGTGGCGAAGCTCGTCGATGGCGGCTGGACCAACGAGCGCTGCGTCGTCCAGGAATTCCGCAAGGTCAATCCCTGCTTCGGCTATCTCCCGCACGGCTGGGATCCGCTGGTGCATCGCACCGACACGCCGATCGACGAGAGCGTGCCCGCGCATGACGTGGTCTTCGTCGGCACCGCCTTTCAGGAACGGGTGCGCTGGTTCAACTCGATCGACTGGACCGGGATCAACCTCGGCCTCTACGGCGGCTGGGACAAAGCCCGGCTGAACAAACAGGTGCGCCGCTGTGTGCAGGGCGGGCCGATCGAGAACGAGCGCGCCGTGCTGCTATATCGCCGCGCGAAGATCGGCCTGAACCTCTATCGCACCTCGCAAGGCTGGGGCCCGGACGCGCCGTCGATCAGCCACGCCGAGTCGATCAACCCACGCGCCTACGAGCTCGCGGCGTGCGGGACCTTCTTTCTTTCGGATCACCGATCGGAATCGACGGAAGTCTTCGGCGACTGTGTGCCGCTCTTCCGCTCGCCGATCGAGGCCGCGGCTCTCATTCGACGCTGGTTGGCAGACGATGCCGGCCGGCAGCAGATGGCCGCCCGACTGCCCGCCTGTGTCGCGGAGGCGTCGTGGATCTACCGGGCCAGAACGGTCCTGGGCGATCTACAGGCGCTCTTAATGCGGAAGGTCGCATGACCCCGCAGGAGCCGCGACATGAGTGCACATGCGGGACGCACCGGCGTCGTCTATCTCGCGATCGAATCGGCGACCGGGGTCGCGACCTCGACGATCAAGTTGAACGCCTGGACGATCAATCGGCAGACGGACAAATTCGAGGTCACCTCGTTCGGCGATGCGAACAAAACGTATGTCCAAGGGCTACCGGACGTGCAGGGCACGATCTCGGGCTTCTGGGACGACACGGAAACCAAACCGTTCGCGGGCGCGGCCTCGGCGACGGGTGTGAAGCTGTACCTGTACCCGGACTCGACCGTGCCGACCAAGTACGCCTACGGCACGGCCTGGCTCGACGCCTCGATCAACACGCCGCTCAACGGCGCGGTCACGATCTCGGGCAGCTTCGCCGCGGCGGGCAGCTGGTACTTCGGGCTGTAACCCGATGAACGCCTTTGTCGTGCGCGGGCAGGAGGGCGAGTTGCGCTGGGGCTATCACCCGGCGGCCGTCCTCGGCCCGTGGACGATCACGGGCGACACGCTCACGGCAACAGTCGTGAGTCACGACGGGTTTCGGACGTCGCAGCCGTCCGTGACCTTCCGCGTCACGCGCCCGCAGGGGGCGCCGTGGGTGTGGGCGATCGACACGCTGCAGATCGCCGAGGGCACGCTGACCGCGCGCCTCCGGCAGGGGTGAAGTCATGGGACGGTGTCGATTTGTCCAGCCGGACGTCGTCCGGTTGCCGTTGTCGGATGGGGAATGGATCGACGTCAAGCGGGAACTGAACGCGGGCGAGCAGCGCCGGGTCTTCAGCCGGCTCGTGAAGGCGTTGCACTTCAACGAGAAAGCGGAAGTCAACCCGGAGCAGGTGGGGTTGTCGAAAGTCGTGGAGTACGTCGTGGACTGGTCGCTGGTCGATGCCGGCGGGAAGCGCGTCCCGGTCAGTGAGGCGGCGATCGGCAATCTGGACGGCGACACCTACGGGGAGATCGTGCGGGCCGTCGATGTCCATGAGAACGAGATCGAATCCGCGCGCGAACTCAGAAAAAACGACCCGGCCGGCGAGAGCAAATCGAAAGCGATTTGATTCTGTGCCGGCTGATGCGGTGGACGTTGCCGGAGCTGCTCGCGCTGCCGGTGGACGTGTACGAAGCGCTGGTCGAGATCGCTCCGAAGTGGTTAGGCACAGCTGATGGCAGTCACAGCGAAATTTCAGGCTGACTTCTCGTCGTTCCTCCAAGCGGTGGACAAGGCGGAGCTCGCCCTGGTGGATTTCGGCAAGGGGGCCAGTCAGGTCGAGGGGAAGCTCAATCGCATGGTCGACAACTTCTCGGGTCGCAAGCTGATCCAGGAAGCCCAGCTGATGACTATCGCGGTGGAGAAGGCGGGCGGCGTTTCCGTGTTGACCGCGAAGGAACTGGAACGGGTCGGGCATCAGGCGCAAGAAGCCGCCGAGAAGATGCGCAAGCTCGGCTACGAGGTACCCGCGGGCCTGCAGAAAATTGCCGACACAACGAAGGGCGCCGGGACGGAATGGGACAAATTCGTCAAGGGCTTCAACGTCGAACAGGCCATCGCCAACCCGCTCGCGACGGGCAAGCAGGCCGTGCTCGCCTTCACCGAAACGCTAGGCGCCACCGCAATTGCGGCCGCGGCGTTTGTGACGGCCATCGTCGCCGTCGGCATTGCCATCTTCAAGCTGGCGAAGGATGCGGCGGAGGTGGGCGGCAATCTGGACGACATGGCCGACAAGACCGGGATGTCCGTGCCAGCCCTGTCGCGTTTGTCGAATGCCGCCGACGTGGCGGGCACGACGCTCAGTGCCATGACCGATGTCGTGTTTAACCTAGAACGCCGGATGGGCGAAGGTGGCGACGCGTTCGAAGCCGGCCTGAAGAAGATGAGCCTGTCGACGGAGCAACTGAAGTCGGCGGGTCCCGATCGGTATCTCGAGCTCGTCATCGACGGGCTGAATGGCATCGCCGATCCGTCGGAACGTGCCGCCGTCGGCAACGCCGTCCTCGGGAAGTCGTACCGGGACGTCGCCGCCAACCTGAAGGACCTCGCCGACGGCTTCAGGCTGACCAACGACATCGAACCGTGGACCGCAGAGCAGGCGCAGCAGGCCGAACACTTCGACATGCAGATCGCGTCCATCGTGGTCCACGCCAAAGCACTGGGACTGGCGTTTGGCCGCGATGCGATCCCATTCGTGGCTGGGTTCGTGTCTGCCATCGAGAAGGTGACTGCCGTCCTGGTGCCGCTCGTGGGTCGACTCAGCGGCATCAGCGGGATGCTCGAAAAACTCGCCTTCGTGTGGACGACCGCCGCGGCGGCGATCGATGTCTTCCGCGGGGCCGCCAACAAGATCCCCCCCATCACCGGCGAGGCGAAAGCCGGTGTGGAGAAATGGCAGAAATCCGTTACTGATCTCGCGCTCAAGGTGCCGACGCTGACGGCCGCGCTGATCACGGAAGAGTTCGCGACCAAATCGCTGACGGCTCGTCAGGCTGAATTGACCAAGGCGCACGGAGCCGCCGCGGCCGCCGTGAAGAAACTGGCGGCGGATCAGATCCAAGCCCTGAACGACACCATCCAGCGGATGCAGGACTTCCACAAAGAGGGCGAGGAGGGCGCGGCGGCCGTCATCAAAGGGCTGCAGGGCATGAGCTTTGTCCTGCGCGACCTCGCGGTGCAGATGGACGATCTGCAGCTGGCCGCCTCGAAGTCGTTCGCGGGCATGGGCGCGCTGATGCCCGACCTGAGTCGGCACGCGACGCAACACATGTTTGAACTGCGCGATGGGACGACGGCCTGGGACAAATCGATCCACGATCTCGCGCGGTCGTTCGAGATGCTCGCGAATATTTCCGGCGAGAGTTTCGGCGGCATCGTGAAGGAATTGGCGACGGTCACCGCCGCGCTTGCCCTGGCCGACCGAGCCATCGAGGATCTTCGGGAGGGCGGCGGCCTCGTCAACTTCTCGATCGCGTCTGTCGCGGCGATGGACGCGGCCACGAAAAGCGCGAATCGGACCACGGCCACGCTCGGCGGGCTCGCGACTGGCGCCAAGCTCGGGATGCAGATTGCCGGGCCGTATGGGGCGGCGGTCGGCGCGGTAGCGGGTGCCCTCATCGGCTGGGCACGGTCAGCTGGAGCAGCGGAGCGAGCGATCAATCCGCTCCGCGAGCAATTCGTGCAGATGGCTGGCGGGCTCCACGAGTTGAACGTCCGAGCGCAGGCGGCCGGCGTGTCGCTGACCGCGATGCTGAACGCCAAGAACCCAGAGCAGTACAAGAAGGCCATCGACGAACTGAATCAGGCGTTGCAGATCCAGGACGACGCCATGAAGACGCTCGACGAGACGGTCGCCCGCTACGGTTTTACGCTGGAGGAACTCGGGCCGAAGTTTCGGCAGGGCAAGCTCGATGAGCAGTTCGTGCAGCTGTTCAAGGACCAGAAGATCCTGACCGCCGGCGGGGTCGAGTTCGACAAGATCCTGGAGAAGCAGGCAAAGTCGTTCCAGGAACTGATTGCCACGGCGGTGAAGACCGGCGCGACGATCCCGGCGGAGATGAAGCCGGCGATCGCGCGCATGATCGAGCTCGGTCTCCTGACCGATGAGTCCGGCGAGAAGCTGACCTCCCTCGAGGGGCTGACGTTTGCCGAGACGTTGGACGCTAAGTTCAGCACGCTGATCGACACCATCAGCAAGCTGGCCGACGCGATCACGCGGAGTCTCGGCGGCGCGATTGCCGCCATCCCGCGTCAGGTCACGATCGATGTCGGCTACAACTATCAGCCCTACAATCCGCCCAGCCAAGACTCCAACTACGCCTCGCGCGGCGGCCTCGTGACGGCGACCGGGATCCAGTACCTCGGGATGGGCGGGAACGTGTTGCCCTTCATGCCGCGTGGCACGGACACCGTGCCGGCCATGCTGACGCCGGGGGAACGCGTGCTGAGCGTGAAGGAAACACGAGCCTACAACGCCGGGGCGGGTGGGCGACGCGTGGACTTTGACACCAAGCGGCTCGAACGCAAGCTCGATCAGCTGGGCGCGCAGCTCGCAAACGAGCAGCGGCGCGCGCCCGAGCGGACGGCGATTGCCATCCGGGATGCGCTCAATCAGCAGGGGCGGCGGCGCGCATGAGTGGCGTCTGCACGGTCCGCGTGGAACTGGAGCTCGTCGGCGTCTGGGTGGAGGTCTCGGCCGACGTCGTGGCGGGACTACGGTGGACGCGCGGCCTGGCGGGCACCTCGCCGCGCGACCGCGTCGCGGGAACCGGGCTCTGCGAATTCGCGCTGCGGAACGATGCCCGCAACGCCGGCGGGACGGCCGGCTGGTACTCCCCGAATCACGCCAGCGTGCGCACCGGGTTCACGTTCGGCATCGCGGTGCGCGTCATCGCGAATGACGGCAGCGACCGCCCGCAGTGGTACGGCCGGCTGCGATCGATTCTCCCAGACGCCGGGCAATTCGGGACGCGGCAAACGCACTGCACGGCGCAGGACTACATGGGCGATCTCGCCGAGGCCCAGGTCCGCACGATGCCGGCGCAGGTCACGAAGACGGAAGTCGAGCTGCTGCAAGCGATCCTTGCGGCGCTGCCGGCGGAGCTGCAACCGGCCGCGACGAGTTACGACACGGCGCTCGACAGCTATCCGTACGCGTTCTACGACACCGGCGGCGGCGCCAACGCGATGGATCTCGCGAATCGGGTCGTGACCAGTACGCAAGGCTATCTCTACGTTCGCAATGACGGGACGCTGCGCTATGACAATCGCCACACGGTGGCGCTCCGCTCGAGTAGCGTCACGTTTACCGATGCGTCGCTCTTGGCACCGGACGGCCTGTCCGTCCCGAGCTCGCTGGAGAACGTCTACAACCGCGTCCGCCTCACGATTCACCAGACGACGCAAGTCCCGGCGACCGTACTCTGCACGCTGTCCGGGGCCCAGGCGGTCGGGCCAGGCGAAACGCAGGACATCTGGCTGGACTACACCGATCCCGACACTCCCCACAGCCTGATCGGAGGCACGGGCTTCACGACCCCGATCGTCGCGACGACGGATTACCTCGGCAACGCGCAAGCCGACGGGCTCGGCGCGAACCTGACCGCGAACCTCAGCATCGTGACGTCGCCCTTTGCGGCCACGGTCAAGTTCGCGGTGACCAACACCGGGGCCGCCCTCGTCTACGTGACGTTCCTGCAGCTGCGGGGCACGGCCATTTACGACAACGCGCCCCTGACCGCCGAGTCCTACACGGCGCAACCGTATGGGGACCGGCCGCTCGACATCGATCTCCCGTACCAGGTCGACGCGAATGTGGCGCAGGACCTGGCGGATTACCTGAAGGCGCGGTACCTCACCTTGGCGAACCAGGTGGACGCGCACGCCTTCGATCCCCAGAGGACCGCCGCGTTGATGACGCACGCGCTCACGCGCGAGATTGGGGACGTCGTCACGGTCTCCGAAACGCAGACGGGCATCGCCGCCGTGGAGCTCCTGATCCTCGGCATCGAGATGACGGTCGGTCAGAAGACCCACCTGACGTGTCGCTACCGGGTCACGCCGAGAGGCAGCGGGTTCGTGTTCGTGCTCGACGATGCGGTGCGCGGCGTGCTCGATAGCACGGTCGCGGTGCTGGGGTACGCGTAATGGCGTGGACCAGTCCGCGGACCTGGGTGGCGGGCGCCGTCGTCACCGCGGCCCAACTGAACACCGATCACCGCGACAACCTCGGGATCTTGAAGACCTCGATCGCGGACGACGGGCGGGTCAGTGGCGAGCTGAAAACCTTCCGCGAGGCGATCACCACGCTGACGATCGCGGCGGGGGCCATCACGCTCGACCTCAGCCTCTCGAACACGTTCAAGTGCACGCTCGACGCGAACATCACCTCCATCACGGTGAGCAACTGGACGGCGTCGAAATCCACCCCGGTGACCCTGCGGTTGACCCAGGACGGCAGCGGCGGGCGCACGGTCGCGCTGCCGGCTGGCTGGAAATGGTCGTATGGCACCGCGACGACGATCACGGCCACGCTCAGCAAGACGGATCTCATCTCGCTCTATTCCGACGACGGCGGGACGACGATCTTTGCCTCGCTCGTCGCGGTGAGTGCGTAGCGTGCTGACGCCACAGGGCAGTCCGGCGCCGCTCTTGTCCTGGACCGGCGCGGCCGCTGGCTCGTTGTTGCTGGTCGCCGGCGCGGCGCAGACGTTCACGACGCCGGGTACCTACACGCTCACCATCACACGACGCGCGACGTTGACCCTGCGGGGTGTCGCGGCTGGTGCTGGCGGTGGGAGCGGTGGCGGCGGCGGCAATCCCGGCTCAGGCGGCGGGGGCGGAGCGTACACCAACGGCATGACCGTCGTGCTGGTCCCTGGGCGGACCTATACGGTGGTGGTGCCGGCCGGCGCCGCAGCCACGCTCACCGGCGCGAATACGTCGGTCACGGATTCGGTCGCGGGCACGCTGCTGGATTTGGGCGGGGGCGCGGCCGGGACCAGTACGAATCCTCCCACCGCCGGCGGCGTGGGCGGCACCGTGTTGACCGGGTCCGGCGGCGGGCCAGGGACCGCTGGCGGCCAGACGAATTTAGGCAGTGGCTCGCAAGGCGTCGATGGGACTGGTCCGGGGGGTGGCGGCGGCGGCGGCGACGATCCGACGGATGGCGCCGGCGGCCGGGGCGGCAATTCGGCGTCGTTCAGCGGCGGGGCGGGCGGCAACGGCGGACCGACGGCGACCAACGGCACCGGCGGCGGGAACCTCGGCGCGGGAGGGACGGCCGGCGCCGGCGCTCCGCGTGAAGGTGGCGGTGGCGGCGGCGGTGGCGGGTATCAACCGACGGGCACGGCCGCTGGCTACGGCGGTGGCGGCGGCGGTGGCGGCGGCGTCGATTCAGGGACCAACGGCGTCGGCGGCGCGGGCCAACCAGGCGTCGCGCGTTTCGAATTCGTGAGCTTCTAGCTCTTCACACGGAGGCAGTCACCATGATCTTCAACCCGCAAGCCGTCGCCTTCTCGAATACGCGCCTGCGTCACGGGGCCGATCTCCTCGCGCAGCTGTACTTCGAGGCGAAGCGCACCGTGACGGCGTGGAACGCGCTCCAAATGAGCGCGCTCATTACCAACACGAGCGACGTGATCACCGACGGGTCGGACACGAGTGGCCGACCGGTGATTACCGGTGCGCAGGCGACGACCATCGTCACGCGCTTGATCGAATTCATCGCCGACTACGAGGCGAGCTCGAACGCCAAGCTCACCACGGTGCTCCAGGTGGCGCCGAATCCGTAAGCGATCGACAGCGGTACCCCCACACAAACGGTTCACGACCAAGGAGACATGTTCATGAGACGGAAATGCTCGACGCTCGTTGTCGCCCTCACTCTCGCTCTCGCTCTCGTCCCGCGCGTCCTCGAGGCGCAACCGGTGGCCACGGCCGCCTGGACCTTCCTCTATTGCAGCGCGCCGGCCGTGGCCGCGACGTGTGCGCCCGTGGCCAGCGTGTCGGTCGCGCTGTCCCAGGTGCAGTGCAATCAGGTGCCGACGCCGGCGCCGAGTCCGCCGCCGGTCAATCCGACGACCCTCGAATGGCACGATCCGTTTGTCCTGCCGGTGGCCTCGCGCGCCTGTGTGACGCCGCGGCCGCAGCCCGCGCCTGGCTCGCCCTTGGCCGCGGGATCGTACCTCGGGATCCTGGTCGCGAATGGCGCGGCGCCGGGGCCGGCGAGTGCGAGCGGCCGATCCGCGCCGACCGCGGTCTTTGACATTCAAGTCGCCTTGCCGCCGCTCACGCCGACGGGCGTGATTGTGCGCGAGTGACCGGATCCGCGACGTCGCTGGCCCGTTGAGACGCGCGTCGCTGTCGAGCCCCAGGTGCGGGTGGGGAACGGTTCAACCACACGCGGTTCCAGGGGGCTCCCATGATGGTGTTTCGCGGCTCACTCCTCGTCACGACGCTCCTGATCGCGACCCTCGAGCCGGTGCTGCCGACGGGCGGCGACGAGGTCGGCTTGCTGAAGTACGCCATCACCCAGGGCGGCCTGGCGCTGGTGGTGCTCGTGCTGCTGTGGAGCTATCGGCGCGACTTCACGCGCGTCCTGGCCGAGCAGCAGGACCGACTGACGGTGATGTCGACGATGATCGCGACAACGACGGCCGCGCTCACGCAAGCAGCGGCCGCCCAGGACCGCCTGGCGCGCGCGATCGAATCCCTGCAGCTGCAACAGGCGCGGCGGGTCTAATGACGCGCGGCCTCGTCGCCGGCGTCGTCCTGCTGCTGACCGTGACCTGCGTGCACGCGCCGCGGCGGGTGGCCCCGCAGACGATCACAGTCCTCGACTCGCCGATGCTCGTGATTTTCTCGGCCGGGTGCCGCTGGACCTGGTTCGACGAGTTGGGCGACACGATCGACGAGGCCTCGCTGCAGGCGTGCATCCGCGCGGCGCTCGGGGGGCAGACGATTCCCGAGCTACGCGCGATCCTGCGCGGCCGTCCGGACTACAACCCGCGCGCCCGCAAGCGCCATTACAACCAGCCGCCGACGCTCGGGAAACGCGCCTGCTAAGTCAGAGGCGCTGTGACCGAAACCTGGATCGAGACGCCGGAGGAGTTGCTGGTCTATCTGCGCGCGATTCTCGAGACCGATGATCTCGCGGGCGTGGCCGAACATCCCGAGGGCGGGTGGGTCGTCTTCACCCGGTTGAAGACGGCGGCGATCGCGCCGGCGCCGCGGCGCAGCTGAGGGCTCAGCGGACCTCCGTGAACGTCCACGCAACCCCGCCCGACAACTTGATCTCTGTCACCCCTGCGCCTGTCGGCACAACGTAGGTGCCCTCAAACGTCGTCTGACGCCAACCCGTCCCTAACAGTTCGTTGACGATCAACCGGCCACCGATATAGACGATGAAGTTGGAACTGAAACCGCTGAAGGCGCCAGTGATCCTGATGCGCCCAACGGACGCCGGCATGTCGAAGACGTTGTCGCCCACACCGCTACGCGCGAAGAGCGGGGTTGGCGTCAACTGGATATTGACATTCTGGTTGGACGTCAGCGTCACCGACGCGCTGTTGGTTTGGTAGTTCGCCGCCGTGACGCTCATCGAGAAGCCGGACACGGTGAGACCGGTTAGCGAGAAGTTTCCGCCGCTCGTGGTGGCCGAGCGGCCAGCGTTCGGCCCGTCCGCGATCCGGATCGTCGCGCCGGTGATGCCCGTGCCAGTCGTGGCCGACGTCACCATACCGCTCAGCGTGAACGTCGTCGGAGCGGGCGGGGTCGGGTTGGACGTTGGCGCGGTCGGCGATTTGTCGCCGCCACAAGACACAGCCAGGCACGCGCACACGAGGACCGAGGCGAGGGAGGTTCTCATAAAGGCGGGCTTTCAGCTGACCGATGGGTGACCGCGCGCGGGGACGCGCGTCTTGTTAGCAAGCGACGAGCCGAGCGAGGCAGTGCGCTTTGGCGGGAAATCGCCGCGGTCGAGACTGTCGAGCCTCAGCGGCCAGACCTTTATTCAGCCTCGTCGCCGACTCTTCACGTGTGCGGGGACTAGCGATCGAGTGTGCGTAGCGCGCGATCGAGGTTCTTCACGTACGGCCCGCTGGCGGTCGCGCCCATCAGACTCGTCAGACTGTCCTCTAGCTTGGCGATGTCGGCGGCGCCGCGGGCGTTCCAGACCAGGCGGAGCTGCTCGGCGATGACGGCCATCATCTGCCTTGTCTGCGCGTTGAACGCCTTGATCTCAGCGATGGGGAGCCCCGGCGGGTCGGGGCCGTCGTCCCCGGTGATGGCCTCCAGGTCGGTGATCACGCGGAGCGCAATCGTGGGGAAGTCGGGGGTCTCAGGCATCAGGCCACACACTGAGCTTATTGATCCGGTCCACCATCTGATGGATCTCCTGCACCTGACGCTCGTAGGCGAGCCGTTGCCGGGCGCGCTCGGCACGGATGTGCCGGATCTCGTCTTCGACCCAGGCGGCCTGACCGAGCCGCCAGATCTCTGCGTCCAGGCGTTCTAGGTCCGAGAGGGCGGGACCCTTCCGCACAAAGGGCACGAGGAAGAGGGCACCAAACAAACCGCGACGGGTGATCATGCTTTCCCTTTGCCTGAGTGTAACAATTCGTAGAATTGTTACAAACATCGGAATTCATTTCTTGTTCTTGTGTCGCAGTCGCGAAAGCCGCATGCGCTCTGCGGCTGAAGTCTGCCCGAGCTTCGGCGCCTTCTGTGCCAGTTGCTTGAGCTCCTCGATTGCGGCGAGGAGTTCCTCACGGGTGAACCCTTCAGCAGCTGCGACGACGCGCGCCACGCGATCGCGCCACCCGTTACTGAGTTGGCGCAACTTTTTGATGCGTGTCTGGCGAGCATGCTCTTCGAAGGTCACGCCGGTCTGCGCGCGCGCGAGGGCCCTGCGGCCGACCGGATGTTTACCGTCGTGCCAGCCATACCGCTCCCAATACGTCGTTAGGCTCTGCGCCGCGTGTGGGTGCGCCGTTGTGACCGCCTCCAATGACCGCCGATAGCGAGGCTCATCGGTCCGCGTCCGATCCATCGCGGTCGCCAATTCGACCCGGTCTTCGGTGGTCAGATAGAAGCGGGCGACGTCGCGCGCGTCCACCGTCTGGAGAGCCAAAAAGTAATCGAACTCGCCCGGCAAAAAGCGATAGGCGCCGGTCGCGTCGCGGTAGTCGCGCCAATCCTTTGAGCGCAACATCTCCAGGCTCGCGCGCGTCAGATCGCCAACCCGCCCCATGTTCGGCACGGCTCGCGCGAACTGGTTGACGTGGTCGCCGGGTGTGCTAGATGACTTCGAGGTCATGACTCGTCGCCCGATGCCTGGGCCCATCGCGGCAGCGGCGTACCGGTCTCTTCGCAGTATCGCTGGATGCGGGACATCGCGGCGACAGAGGCGCGTTGGAGTTGTAGAGGGGTCGCGCGCTCGATATCACGAATACCGGTCCGCCCTTTAATATCCGCCATGAAATGCGCGATCGGCTGGCCTCCACTCTTCGCGGGAAACTGTGCCCACCATTTCTGGGCTTGTCCCAACCGCTTGCGATGGACGTCGTGATGTTCACGTTCCGTCAGCGGTCGGCTCACCGGTTCCGGTCGTTCCGTCACGCCACTCAGCGCTCCGCCAAGAATGGGCACGTCGAATGGCCGGGCCTGATTGACGATGTCGAGCACCTGAGCGAAGCGTGGCCACCACGATCCCGGCAATTCCGCTTGACGAAGCGCGGGCGTCAGGAGTTCTTCGAGCCCCGGATCCACGTCGAACGTTCCGCCCGTGCTGACGGCCGACACGACTTCGAGCCCTGGATCGCGCACCGCGATGAGATCCTTATCGCTCCACGGCGGCCCTGGTGGTCCGGGCGGCCCTGGTGGTCCGGGCGGCCCTGGCGGTCCAGGCGGCCCTGGCGACGGGGCTTCGATGTTATGGACCATGGGCGCGAGAATGTCCCGAAATCTGTCCACTAACTCTTGGATGTCGGGCAAGATGATGGCCGTCGTCAGTAGGTGCCCGACCTTGGTCCGTTCCCAAGTTGCGACCCGCTGGCCGCGGGCCACGACTTGGCGGATGTACTGGATGGTCTTCACGTTCGTGGCGTAGGTAATGACCGCAATCTCTGGGCAATCGTAGCCCTCGCCGGCCATGTTGACGGTGCACAGCACGCCGACGCGTGGATTCCGTCGAAAGTTCTCAAGGCGGCGATACGCGTCTGGGCCGTCGGCTGACACGACGCATTCGGCCAGTCGATACAGGCCTCGCGCCGCCATTTGTCGGTCGACCTCCTCTGCGAACTTGCGCGCCATCTCTGAACGATGGGCGACAATCAACGCTTTGACCGGTGCGTGCTTGCTGTCTTGATGGCGGAGTTGAAGTTGGTTGAGTGTGACCTCGACCAACTTCGCGACCCACTCCTGGTGTTGATTCAGACGAGCCAACACGACTCGCGACACCGCCTCATCGTCCAGATCAGCAATCGCACTCTCGGTGACTTCTGACCTAGTCAGGTCAACACTCGTGACGTTGGCGCCGACACGAAAGAGATCGGGGGCGCGCAGGAGGCCTTCGCGCACCAGTCGCTCGGGCTGAATCTCGTAGTCGGCAACCGCTTCAATACGAGGCTCCCATGCTCGCCCGCCACGTCCCGATATCGAACTGTCGAAATCCGCTCCTTCGGTGAGGTCCGAAACAACGTGCCTGAGAGATTGAGCACGCGGGCATTCAGGCCGGTCTGCTCATCGCCCACGACCTCACGGATCGCGTTCGCCCACTCCCCACCATTCATGGCGTCCTGCACGTGTTGGCCAAGATGATGGACCTCGTCCAGGACGACGAGGGTCGGCTCCTTCTGGATCGCGTGCCGGTGTCGCTCGCGCACCTCGGACGAGAGGAGCGCCTGATACGTATTGCACAGACCGTCCATCTTCGGCAGTTCGAGGCCGAACTGACGGGCGCCCTCCCTAGTGTCGAGCGCGATGTGGTAATCCCGCTGGACCGCGCGTTCCCATTGCATGACCAGTGGCAAGCGCGGGACGAACACGAGCCACCGATGCCAGAGACCGGCTTCCAGTCCTCGGGCGAAGACAGCGGCCGCAAATAAGGTTTTGCCTCCGCCTGGCGCCGCCATCACGGTCGCCACTCGTCCCATCGTTAAGGCCTCGAGCACAATTGGGAGTGCCTCTTGCTGCCACGCGCGAAGCGGCACGCGAGTGTCGCAGACATCGTGATTGCCGTTTTTGAGATTGCACGGGCCGCACCAGGCTTGGAGGTTCTCTCTGATGGGAGGCCCGCCGTGGCTCGCTGCGCGCAAGTGGGCGCAGTGGAACGTCTCGATCGTGATCGACCCGCGGCACATGGGGCAGAGGCCGCCACTCGCCTCAAAGAGTTCACGCCGCAAGCCGGGTGGAATACGCCGCGAGTGACGCGTCGCATCAGACATAGTCGGGGGCCCTTCGGAGAAGACAAAAAGCGCCCGCGCAGTCTTGGACGTTCGCGCTGCGGTATCGTTGAAGCAACTTTCGATTCGGCCTGCTACAACAGCGCCGAGCGAGGGCGAGAAACGGGCCGTCCTTCTCTTGGCGGTCCGTTTCGTTTTAGTGCGGGCAGTAGATAATCACGCGCGCGCTCGACACGTCAAGTCGGGGGCGGGGCACGCACTTCGCGGTCCAGACCCATCAGCTCCGGATCGAGGGACCCGGTTTTTCCGGAAGGGCGGCGCCCGCTACATCGACGCGAGGTATCCGGTGGTGTTCGTGCGGCTGTAAGCCGGCGAAACCTCACCGCTCATCCTCACCATCTCGGCTATTTCCTCGTCTCCGCATGAGTTGAGCGCAGCCTCCGGAGCTGTAGGCCACAGGTTCGAATCCTGTCGGGCGCACCAGATTCCCTGAGCAATCATCGGCCTTCGTCCGTCGTGTCCGGACAGTGGCGGACCGTTTGCGGGGCGAAACCTTACCGGCCACCTTACCGCCTCGAGGCGCCGGCCGGCGGGCGGCCAAGCGAGCAGCGCGTGCCACGGTCGACAGCTCGGTGACCGACGCCACCTGATGCTCCTGGATCGCGGCCATCGCATAGCGTTCGCTCTGCGTGATGTCGGCGTGGCCCATCAGGTCCTTCACGAGCACGAGATTCTTCGACAGCCGAAACACTTCCGTGCCGAAGGTGTGCCGCGTCAGGTCGTACGGCCGCAGGGTTTCCGGGATCGGCGGGAGCTCGCGGCGGGCGCGTTCTTTGTTCGCGGCCTTGATCGCGCGTTTGACCGATCGCCGCAGCGACGAGCTCGAGAATTTCTTATTCGCCGCCATCGCGAAGAACCGCTTGAGCACCAGCACGGCGGCTGGCATGAGCTGCCGCGGTTTCACCTGGCGCCGCGCGCGCGCCCGTCTCGAGCGCCGACCCTTCAACCGCTTCGGCGGGATGACCGATGGCGCATCCCAGTTGACGTGTTCAGGCTGCAGCATGCCGAGCTGCTTGGCGGGGAAGCCGGTCATGATCATCGCTTCGAACCGGATCCGACTGAGCGAGCCCTTCTCGTGGGTGCCGCCCTTTTTCGGCGTCGTCACGTCCGGCATGAAGGCGAGGATCTCGTACGCGAGCGCGAACGACTGCCCCTTCGGTTGGACATCGGGCGGTTCGGCCTCGTCAACTTCCTTGACGGGGTTGTAGCCTTTCCGCCCGTACAGCACGGTGTAGAAGTTCTCGAGCGCCCGGAGCCGCTGATTGACGGAGGACGCCGAGAGCGGGATGGCGCGATCTTCAAACCGCGCCTTGTCGCCGGGGACCTTGACCTGCACGCGTTTTGGGCCGACGGTGAGCCACTGGTCGCGCTGCGCGCGGATCTCGTGCGGCTGCACGTCGGGGCTCGGCCGCTCACCAAACAGCGCGGCCCACTGGCGGATGTGTCGCTGACGATCCTTGATGCCGACCATGGCCTGCACGGTGTCCAGATAGCGCTCGGCATCGGCGAGGAACCCGGCGCCGATGGGGATCGGATCCTCCGCCTTCCGACGGCGCGCCTCGACGCGGCGATCCTCGCGCCAGGCTTCGATCTCTTTCAGCGTCGGTTCGTACGTCGCCGTGCGCGTGAAGCGTTTCGATCGGACGCGGCCGTCCGGATAGCCAGGCCACGGCACCCACACGAAGGCGCGGTAGCCGGTCGGCGTGCGCGTGACACCCGTCGGCAGCGCCGGCCGGGCCATCAGTGCGACTCGAGCTGCGCGAGCACTTCAGCGACGAGGTTTTCGATCACGAGGACGGCTGCCGGCCGCTGGACGGCGAGGTGCTGCAGTAGGTTGCCGAGGGCTTCTGGCGGCTTTGGCCGATCGGTCCACGGGGCCGCTGGCCTGGATAACCTCTCGCGCGTGGCGGCCAAGTGCAGCACGCTCTGCGCGGTCCGCTGCAGCCACGGCGTCGGGAACGGGATCGGTTTGGGCATGGGGGACCGCTGCGCGGGACGGAGCAAGGGGACGGCCGTCAACTTCCTTATAGTTCGTGGCCGATCCCGCGCTTACAGTCTTGGCGCTGGCTGACTCTGAGACACTCGGCTGACGATTCGCGTCCGCCCCGGACGTGCGGACCGTCGTGGCTTTGTAGCGGCGCAGCAGCGTCCGCCATTGACGCTCGGCGTCCTCGTGGCGTGCGTCGGCGAGGCGTCGCACCAGGTCGTATTCGGTGTCGACGTCGATGAGGAGATCCCACGGGCGGCAGCCCAGCGCCTCCGCGTGTTTCATCAGCGTCGGCAACTGCGGGACGCGCCACTGCCGTTCGATGTTGTAGATCGTTGCCGGATACTTCGAGCCGAGCTGTTCCGCCAGCGCGAGGACCGTCCGCCCTTTCCATAGCTGCTGCCGCAGCGCCCGAAAGCGTTACCCATACGTCACGTCGCACGGATCGTGCGCCGGTAACATATTTATGGGCAATGGCTTGCAGTACGCAATAAATTGTTGTGGAAAACGTAGTGCATACTGCACTACAGTGCTCAGGACATGGCAAGAAGAAGGCCAAAGCGAAATCGCCTCCGCGTCCTCCGCGCCGACCGGGAGATGACGCAGCTCACCTTGGCTCGGAAATCCGGCGTCCACGTGACGCGCCTCTCGTTCATTGAGAACGATCTCGTCGACGCGACCGACGAGGAACGGAAGCAACTGGCGCGGGCCTTGAAGGCGGAGATCGCGGACGTCTTCCCGGAACCCGAGGCGCTCGCGTCATGACGCCGTCCGGGCTGAACAAGTACCCCGCCGAGCGCGATCAGGAGCGCGTCGCATGAGCGCGAAGGACGGGCCGCGCCGCCTGACGCATCTCCTCGGCGGCGTCGTGCCCCCGCGCGACTGGTTGACGATGGCGCAGCTCGCGGAGCACGGGAAATTCATGGCGCGCGATGGCCAGTGCTTCAGCGCCGAAGCCGCGCGCAAGTTCGTCACGCGCCACCCCGAGCTCCCACGGGGACGACGCGGACGGCAGATCGTCGTCGACCGCGCGACCTATGACCGCTTCATCACGAATGCGGGCACGGCCGTCGCATGAGCCGCCCGTCCGCGCGCCATCAGCACAAACATCGGCAGCGCCTCGCCTGGCTGAACGATCACCGGGAGTTGCTCGCCGCCTTGCCGGGCGCGCATGACGACGTCGACCCGTTGGCGTCCGAGGTGCTGGACATCGTCCTCCGCAAAATGACCTCGGTCCTGCTGTACCCGTCGACGATGAAGGCGGAGGCGTGCCGGTGGAATCTGCGGCGGTGTGTCAGTGAACTGCGCGGCGAGGCGGTGCCGACGTTTGGCGGCAAGGGACGCGGAGCGGCCGTATGACGTTACAGGACGCCGCGGCCGCCGGCATCGCGCGCGTGCGCCTCCCGAGCTGGGTGGACCCCGGCGACTACGTGAAACTCGATCTCCTGCCCGACGGCACGCACGGCCCCTGGGGCCATCTGTATGCGCCGATCCAACCGCACATCGGGTTGCCGACGCCGTACGACTTCCTGCTCTATCGAGACACCGAGGCGGGGTATGAAGCGTACGACGGACCGCTGCACGCGCTGGAGCCGCACCGATGACCGTCGAGCGGAAGGCGGCGATCGCCGGCGGGATGCTGTGGTCAGCGATCGCGTTCAACGCGTGCGCCTTCGTCTGGAACGTGGTCGGCGGGTTCTACGGTCTGGCGGCCGTGCAGTCGATCATCATCGTCGGGCTGACGAGCTTCGCGTCGATCTTCCCGAAGATCCACGCGAAGCTCGACGCGATCCTCGCCAACGCGATCGCGCAGCGGCGCATGGCTGAACTCGGCCTCCAGGTCATGGAGCAGCAGACCCGGGCGGGGCGGGTGCAGGTCGAGATGGTTGGGGAGGTCCGGGGCGGGGTGCGGATGAACTGAGGGGTTTAGGAAACTGCATCAGGAAAGTGCAGTTTCGGGATCAGGGATTAGGAGACGGCAGAGGCCAGCAGCCTGCTACCAAGGCAAGCGGCGAGCCCCTGCCAGGGAACATGAACTCAGACCGGCAGGAGCTGAGCCATGCGCGTTCGTATTTTAGCAGAGCAGTACCTGACGGGCGATGTCGCCCGTGCGTTGAACCTGAGCGACGAAGGGGTCAGGCATTTAGTGAGAGAGGAGCAGCTCTCGTGTACGTGGACGCCGGCCGGATGGCGACTGTTCGACAAGCGCGAGGTCCGGCGTATCGGAGAGGCGAGGCAAGAGGCCCGGCTGCGCGGCGTCCATCGCCTGCGGCCGAAGAAGCGGGGACTCCGCGGCGGTCCGCGGCAGATGTCGTTGTTCGGCGATGGGTTGCGACCGTTTCGTCGATCAGGGCCACCGTGAGTCGGAGCGGATCAGAGTTCACTACCGGAAGGTCAAGTAGATCACGCGCGTTCGGGCCGGAAGTGATCAGGGGCTGATAAGGGCAATATCGTCAACCTGGGGGTCAGCATGCCGAAACAGCGGCTCATGACGCGCGCGGAATTCGAGTGGTTCGCCGCGGTGGGGGCGCTCAACGCGCGCGGCCGGAATGGGCCCGTGCGGATCTACACGCAGCCGCCCTTCGACCTGACGCCCTGCGAGTGCGGCGACGTCAACTGCCACGGCTGGCGGTTCGTCGAACGGCGCGCGGCCGCAAGGCCCGATCTGCGGTACGAGGCAGTGTATGCCTGACCCGAACGGGGATTACACCGTGCGCGCCTTGTGGGAGAACCCCGGCGGCGGTCTCGGGCGATGGCCGCACTACCTGACCGCGTGTCCCTCGCTGATGCAGGCGCTGCATCTCGCACAGAACGTGCGCGAGATTTTCGGCTGCGCCGTGTGGATCGAAGACTTCGATCGGCCGGCCAGCCTGCCGATCCTGCGCGTGCGCGCGGTGATCGAGGCGCGGGATCTGCTGGCGGAGGCGTGATGGCGCGGCACTACAGCAAGGTGTTGGTCGAGCTGCCGGACGGGCCCAGCGATCCACCGTTCGCGGTCGTGACGATCGACTGCGATGTCTGCGGCGAGGAGGAACTTCGGATCCACGTCGCGCACCTCGGCACGCTGCTGCGGGTGCTCGGGCAGACCGTCGACGACTTACACGATGACGGGACGGCGCAGGCGTTCTCGCAGGTGTTCGGGGCGACGCCGGCGGACAAGGCGAAGGCCCGCGACTATCTCGACCGCACGTTTCCCGGCTGGAAAGGCGATCGGCTGCGCGCGCGTCGTTCGTGAAGTTTCGGAAGCTAGCACCCTACGGGGTCGCGAACATCGGTGGGCTGGGGCTGAGTGCCAAGGCAGCATGCCGCCTGCTTCCGAATTCAAAGGAGGGGGAGAACCGCGGGGCGGCAACTCCGCGGCCTCCCAGGTGACCACGAATGGGTGGGCAGAGCCACCCAGGCGGGACAGGGGCGAGTGTAGCACTGGGGCAGAGGACCGAATGGACCGTATTCGCATCAACTTCGGAGCTGACTTCTGCGGGTGTGTGGAGTGCGTCATCTGCTTTGCCAACGCGCAATCGGAGCGCGCAAGCACAAGCGCAACCTTGGGTTCGCTCCTCTCCCTGCCCGCCAAGCTCCAGGAGGAGCCGCAGACAGCCTACGAAGGCGACGTGACCCCACAGATCGAGTATGAGGCGGCAGAGCCCGTGGGGCAGTTACTGATGAAGGACTGACATGGACTGGGAAGAGTGACATGGGCTGGACCAACGACGCGGCACCGGAACACGAGGGGTCTCTTGTCGGCCTCCGCGCGTGCGATGACGCCCGGCGCCGCGGCGACGGCTTCCGGGAACTGACGATCCATGACGACGCCGACGCCGCCAAGGGGATCTTTCTGCGCTGGGTCCAGGTGGGGTGTGCCTGCGGCTGGCGATCGCCGCGGCTGGAGGCGCCGATCGGGGCGTGCTGGTGGTCCGCGTACGTCGATGCCCCGGAGTGGTTCGAGGAGGAGTGCCGGATGATCTGGCGCGCGCACGCGATGACCACGGCGGTCACCGACCGGGTGGACCGACGGGCGCTGGAACTCGTCCCGCGCGATCCGCGGAGGATCTGATGGCCCTCGTAGATCCGGCCGGCCATCCGATTGTGTCGACGTCGCTCACCGAGGATCAACTCGTCGCGCTGATGGTCGAGGAAGTGCGGAGGGTCACGGCCCTGCGTGGGCCCGCGATCTTCGCGGTCGCGCCGATCGACCTGTTCCACCTGGTCGGCTTGGTGCAGCTCGCGGGTCGCCATCCCGAACTGGAGGCGTCGCCCACTGAAGCGATCGCCCGCTTGGTCGACGCGGCCCGCGAGTACTTCGCCGACTGTCCGACGGTGCTGGAGGTCATCCGGCGCGGCGAGGATCCGGAGTGGGATCGATGAAGGGCCAGCTCCGCATCAATCAGCTCTTCGCCTTCGTCCTGGTGGACGACGACGGCACGGAAGGCGTGCCCGCGTTCGGCGACGGCCGCGGCGTGCTGATGCCGCTGATGGGCGCGGACATGGCGCGGGTCGACAGCCTGAAGCAGTTGGTCGCCACGGACCCGATGTTCCGCGGTCGACGGATTACGCTGCTGCGCTTCGGGCACCGGGAAACGATTGGCGTGATTGACCGCACCAGCGAGACGTCCGTCGTTTCCGAGGATGCCGGCGCGGTCGGTTCCTCCGCTGCGAGGCCTTCAGGTCCGGATCAACGGCGTGGAGGCGATCGCGAGAAGGGAACGTCGTCCTCGTGAATGGCCTGGTCCTCGTCGGTCTCCTGTGGGGCGCAAGTGTCCTCGTCGCGATCGGCTGGTACGTCCGAGGACGTCTGAAGCTGAAGACCGACCAGTTGACGCGGCTCGATCTTTTTCGACGGGCGAAGGTGGGCGGCAGGAAAGGCGAGGAGTGACCTCGTGGACCGAATGATCGATCCAAGCCTCGATGATAAATCGACGTGGGGGAAGGGTCCGTGGCACGGCGAACCGGATCGCGTCGAATGGCGGCACGCGGGCCTGCCGTGTCTCGCGATTCGGAATCACCACGGCGCCTGGTGCGGGTATGCGGCCGTCCCCCCAAGGCATCCGCTGCACGGGAAGGACTACGACACGCCGGACGTCCGCGTGCACGGCGGCGTGACCTACGCGAGCCTCTGCGCGGACGGGATCTGCCACGTCGCCAAGCCTGGTGAACCCGAGGACGTATGGTGGTTCGGCTTCGACTGCATGCATAGCGGCGATTTCGCGCCGGCGATGCACGCGCGGACGCGCCGCTTAGGCGGACCGTTTCGTGATGAGGCGTACGACCACGAGGCAGCGGTTGCGGCACTCGCCTCCGAGACGGTCCGGCGTGATGTGTATCGGACGCTCGACTACGTGCTGGCCGAGACGAACCAGCTCGCCGAGTGGCTCGCCGCCGCAAGAGGCGGCAAGAACAGCGAGGAGGAGTGATGCCTGACCTCGATCGCGGCGGGCAGGGCGGCGGCGCACGGCACGGACGTCTCCCGACGGCCCGGATCGACGACGACGACGCGGACAGGAACGACCCCGATGAGGATCTCGGGGACGACGACGTCGACGACAGCTCGATCGACGACGACGACCAGGACGACGAGGATCTCGGGGAGGAGGTCCTCGCGTAGCGGCGGTGCGGACGGCGATCTCGTGGTCGGCGGGTGAGAGTCGCTCGGGGCAAACAGCGACCCTTCATGCGCGACCGTCGACGGGACGCCAGATGATTTCGCACTCAACGAGTCACGAGGAAGGAGTTCGGGAGGAGCAGCCGATCGATCACGTCGCGTTATCCCAGCACGTGACGACCGGTTCGAACACGAGAGGTGCGGCACTCAGCGTCGGGCTTCGCCACCCGCGCTGCGAGATTCTGGGCGATTGAAAAATCGCGGCGGCAAGTGATCCAACCCAGGAATCGAAAAACGGGGACCGTGATGCGACGACTCGATGGGTGTCGACGGCGCGATCACGCTCCCCTGTGCCGGAGGGGGCTATGGCGGCAGCACCATCAGGAACACGTGCAGATTTTATCGAAGATTTTCGCAGCAGACAATCACCCGGCGGTAACTTTTCTCGTGTCTGTTTTCGCTGCGCTCGCGGCGACCGGCGATGAGTCGCCAGGTGACCGACATCGAGCGGCGGATCGCATGGACGCGCTTCGATCGGGCGACCGACAAAACAGTGATGCTGGCGATGGCGCGGTGGTTCTGTTGGCGCGGCGACGGCCGGCAGGTCCGGTTCACGGTCACGGAGTTAGCCCGGAAGGCCGGAGTGCCGAAGCGATCCACGGAACGCGCGCTCGAGCGCCTCGAGGCGGACTGGTGGATCGAGATCACGGCGCGCACGCATCGTCGGCCGACGACGTATCGGATCGTCCTCGAGCGCCTCGCGACGCGCGATCCGGAGGAGCCGACGTTGACCGCCACAGTGGCGGACAGCGCGACCTGTTGTCCGCCAGAGTGGCGGACAAACGACGTGGTTGACCGCCAGAGTGGCGGACAAGACCCTGAGTGGCGGACAAGAAATGGGCCTGATTTTGAAAAAGTGGCGGACCAAAGATCAGAAGAAGAAGTACGTACCGAAAGATCAATTCGTACTCCTTCTTCTTCTGAAGAGGTCCGCCACAGTGGCGGTCAACGTGGCGGTCGACCGGAGCATCCCGACGTGCCCGCGTTTCTCGCGTGGGCGATCGCCACGTATCCGCAGCATGCGTCCGGGGCCCACCTGGTGCTCGACCGCGATCGCGATGGCCACCTCGTCTCTGGCTTACTCGAGCACTATCCGGTCGACCGCCTCCAGGCGATGACGGTGACGTGCTGGACGATCGAGGCGGATCGCGATCCGTTGAGTCATGCGTCGTGGATCGCGCGCAGTGATCGGAGTCTGCGGGTGCTCCGGCATAAAGCCGCCTTCCTCGAGCGCGTGGTGGTCGGGGCGCAGCAGTTGACGCTCGGGCCGATGACGGAACACTTCACCGCCAGCGAACTCGCGGCCGCGCGCCTCGTGCGCACTAACGTCTACAACGGCTGCCCGCATGAACCGCGCTGTGCAGGCCCGGATAGCTACGCCTCGTGTGTGCGCGAGATCGCCTGGCTGCAGAAATACGGGACAGGATGAATGAGCCATCAATCGTGAGCGCACCATCTCTGAAGAGCGAGCCAGTGTGTGTGAGCGCACCAAAGAACGTGAGCGAGCCAGGGCGGCAAGAGCGCAACAGGGTGAACGAGCGAGCCACGCAGATCGAGAGCACCATTCGATAGGAGCGAGCCATGAGGAAAGAGCGCACCAATCTCAGGGAGCGAGCCAACGACTCAGAGGGCACCACGTGAATCGAGCGAGCCATGTTTGCGGAGCGCACCAAATCGACAGAGCGAGCCAGCATGCGTGAGCGCACCAATGGGACAGAGCGAGCCAATGAACACGAGCGCACCAGTCGGAACGAGCGAACCCTATGCCTGACACCCTAACTCCGCCTGACGACTACCGCGGCCTCGAAGCGGTGACGCGCCTTTCGCGCGATCTGAAAAAGGCCGCGCAGACCCTGTCCCCGGACGAGGCCCGCTACCTGGTCGACGCGTACTACCAGATGCAGGGCGATCGGATCCGCTCCATGAACCAGGTCCGTGCGCTGACGGAGAGCGAGGAACCGCACCAGACCCTCACCTGGCTGGCCGACAACGCCGGCGTCCTCGAACGTTCGATCGCCGGGGCCCTCGACGCCTATAGCAAGGCCTCCGTCGTCGGCCAGTGGGCGCGCTCGATCTGCGGCATCGGGCCGGTGATCGCGGCGGGCCTCCTCGCGCACATCGACATCACGAAGGCGCCGACGGCCGGGCACATCTGGCGCTTTGCCGGGCTCGATCCCACGGTCAGTTGGGAGAAGGGGAAGAAGCGGCCGTGGAACGCGTCACTGAAAACCCTGTGCTGGAAGATCGGCGAATCGTTCGTCAAGGTGTCGACCAACGACGACGACATCTACGGCCATCTCTACGTCGGGCGCAAAGCCTTCGAGCAGCAGCGCAATGACCGGGGCGACCTCGCCGACCAGGCCGCCGCGAAGCTCGTGAAGTTCAAGATCGGCAAAGGCACGGACGCGCGCAAGGCGTACGAGGCGGGGAAGTTGCCGCCGGCGCACGTCCACGCGCGGGCGAAACGGTGGGCGGTGAAACTCTTCCTCGCACATTACCAGGCGGTCGCCTATCGCGATCATTTCGGAACCGAGGCGCCGAAGCCGTACATCCTGACGCGGGAAGGTGGGCACGCGCACGAGATCGCGGTGCCGCATTGGCCGTTCTAGCCATGCTCGTCGAGCGCACCAACAAGCCGGAGCGAGCCATGTATCAAGAGAGCACCAAGCTTGTCGAGCGAGCCAGGCACAACGAGGGCGCCATATCACGTGAGCGAGCCAATCACGCTGAGCGCACCAAAAGGCGGGAGCGAGCCATAGATGTAGAGAGCACCCAGAAGACAGAGCGAGCCGTTGACAGAGAGCGCACCAAGTCGAGAGAGCGAGCCACTTTGCGAGAGAGCACCAGAGAAAGGGAGCGAGCCATAACGGCTGAGGGCACCCAAGAAGTTGAGCGAGCCAGGCAACGAGAGCGCACCAAGGGTTTAGAGCGAGCCATAGGGGTAGAGCGCACCAGCTGACCCGAGCGAGCCAGAAAGTCGGAGGGCACCAGCGTTCAAGAGCGAGCCAGCAGCAGTGAGTCGCACCATAGGCGTTGAGCGAGCCATTAACCTAGAGAGCACCACGAAAGCAGAGCGAGCGATGACCAGCATCAACGAGAAGCTGGGCTTCAAGCGCCCAGGGAAACGCGCGTTCATGAAGAACCTCCCAGGGGACCGCGCGCTGCGCAACCGCGTCACCTCGGCGAAGTGTCCGGCCTGTGATCGCACCGGCGCGCATCTCTCGCGCCTCCGCGGGCAGGAAGGCTGGCTGACCTGTGGCTGGTGTAACCACACGTGGGAGCTGCCGGCGTGAGCGACCACGACTCAGTGAAGCGGTTCCCGCTCGAGTGGCCGGTGGGCTGGACCCGTACGCTGCCGGCGAGACGGATGAAC